ACTCAGCCAGTCAGAACCGGCAGGTTCGCTGGGTTCCGCTGAGTGGTCAGATCGTGCGTGAGCGCGACGACCAACCCGGTAGCCGTGGAGACGCACAGGACGTGCGTGAATCCGTCCGACAACTCCTTGGCATCGATGTGGATCGCAGCGTTCGCAGCGATCACGGCCGCAGCCACAGGCGTCAGGTCTTCGGCTTCGACCCACGCCGTCGCACCGATAGCACCAGCGTTGGTGTACCAGTGATCCCACGCACCCGCAAGATCCTGAACGCCAGTACCCGTTCCGCTCTGCGCCTCGCGAATCGTGTAGGTATCCGCGCCGACGCAGATGAACGTCACGCCACTTGCGTCCCTGAGGTCGATCTCAACCGCATCAGCCGTCGGAACGACATTGAATAGTCTGCCCAGAGCTTCCATGATTCCTCTCCTCTCTCAGACCTGGGTGTGATCGAGCAACTCTGGTGCGCGCTGATACACCAGATCGTGAAGGAGGTAGAGGACGGACGCAACCTTCGTGCCCAGTCCTGCACCTTGGTCCGGGATGTTGAGTGAGACGTACGCGAACCCGTCCGACAGCTGAGTCGCATCCACCTCGATTGCCAGCAGCTTCTGCTCCTCGGGTGTACCGAACGCCGCCAGCGTAGCTGCCGCCGTCTGGTCCACACGCGTCCAGACCTCATCACCGTCGAGTGTTGCCTCGGACTTCAGGTAGTAGTGATCGATGACCGCCAGGTTCTGCGAGTTGCCACCGGAAGCAGCATCGTGCTCCTGCAGCGTGACGTTGAGAGCATCAACGTCACCCGAGAACCCAGCGAAGACAATGATCGCCACGCCCTGTGCGTTCCGTAGACTGACTCGATTCCCAGTTGCTGCACCAGCCTGGACGTCCACGTTCAGGACGCCGGCGGCTAGGTCGAACAACCGTCCGAGACCTTCCACGGCTTCTCCTTCCTACTTGAGGGGTGTTAATGCCCCTTTCGGCTTCCGGGTGGGGGTGTTAATGCCCACCCGGAAGTGGACTAAGCGACCCGCTTCACGAACGGCGACAGTGTTGGCCCGCCGTTCTGAGGTGTGATGGCAGACTTGAGCCAGGGCAGACCGTCCAGTCGCTCGATGATCCGGAACGCCGTCTGGTCGTTCTGGAACTTGAAGTGTGGCGAGCTCATCGCGGACATCACCTGACGGTCACCGACCAGGTAGAACCCGAAGTCCACGAAGTTGAGGTCACCATCGCTCCCAGAAGCGGGCACCTTCTCCGAGAAGATGACCGGCCGGCCGAGGATCGTCATCGGTGGTGCATCCTGCACCTGACCGTTGTTGAGCCACACCATCGGCGACACGGTCGTCCCGCCCACCGGGGTGAACGTCAGCGACGCAAGCTCCACGAACTTGTCGATCGACGCGATCCACACTGCACGCGGCAGCGACTGCGGCAGCATCCGCGAGAACATCGTGAGGATGGACTCGAAGAGACCGCCAGTAGCTGTATCGGAGACCTCCACCGTAGCCGACGCACGCAGGAACCCGAGAGGTTCACCGACACCCGTCCCGTTGAAGAACGCGAGGTCCTCGAACCACGCGAGCGCCTCGGGGAAGATCTGACCGATGAACGCCTCGAAGGTGAGGATCGAGTCCGACAGGAGCTCGTTCGGCACCTCCGTGTACGCCGTCAGCTTCTTAGCGTCGAGGACCACACGGCCGAAGCTGGCCGAAGAAGCCGTCAGTGCTGCGCCTTCCTCGGTCCAGTAGCCGGTGATGCCACCGAACACGTTCGAAGCGTGCGAGGTCTCGTCGATCGCCGGGAACGGAACGCGAAGAGTTTCCATCGGGATGATCCGAGCACGCGACCGAACGACCGCGGACTCGAGAGACACCCGTAGGAGCTCCGACCGAAGCGTCTCCGGAATCAGGAACCCACCCTCGCTGGGAACCGTCGAGCTGAACGCGTTCCGCATCCGCTGCAGCTTCGCCTGCATCGGTGCGTCCCGGTTCGTGTTGTGCCAGATGGTCTTGAAGTAGTCACCGAGGCCGGTGAACTCCTTGTCCAGCTTGGCACCCATCGCAGCCTTGTTGTACAGCCCGCCGCGCTTGAGCAGGTCCTGCGAGTCGTACCCGATCGGGATGTCCGACGGCCGCAGGTCAACCCTCTCGATGCCGTCCGGCTGGTTGTCCTTCAGCCACTGAGCGAGAACACGCTGAGTCTCCTCACGAACCTGCGTCGCGATCTCCTGGTCCTTCTCGAGGACCGTGCGCGCGTAGTTCGAGATGAACTGGCTGAACGCGTTCTTGTTGGCGAAGACCTTCTTCATGGCCTTCGCGTCGCCGAGCATCTCCTCGAGAGCCGCAGGGCTGTCGGGAATGGTCAGCGTGTCCACGTCTCCGCCGCCAGCGTTCTCGTCATTGACGGTACGCCCAACCAGGTGTTCCGCCAATCCGTACTGCTGCGCGAGCCGGAGAAGCTGTCGCTTGTTTGTGCTCACCTTGCCACCTTCCTGATGATGTCCGCGAACCCGCTGAAGTCGGGCCCGTCGTCGTCGTCATCTTTCTCCTCCGGTTCGGCCTCGGTTGGCGCCGGCGCGCTACTCGCAGCGTGTTCCACTGCACTCGCAAACAGCTCCGCCAACGTCACCTCCTCCTGATCCTGCTGCACAGGTGGTGCCTCAGCCGGCTGCTCGGGTTCGTCTTCCTCGGGTTCGGGTTCAGTTGGAGCGGGTGCGTTGTCAGCTACACCGGTCACTGCTTCACGGAACAGATCCCCTAGAGTAGCTTCGTGCTTCTGCTCCTCCTTCGATGCCAACCCCAAGTCGTACGAAGTTGCCTCCGAGCGGTCTTGCGTCGCAGGTGCGTTAGTCGTTACAGAGGTCATGACCTCCTTGAACGCCTCAGCTCCCCACGCAGGTAGGCCGGGGTCTTCCGCTCCCCGAGCGAGTGCGTCTCGCACCATCTCGGGATCGAAGTCCTCGTCCTCCTCTTCTCCCTCTTTCTCTTCCTCGTCGGGAGTAGTGCTCTCCTCCTCCTCATCCGGTGGTTCCTCTTCCTGTGCTGCAGGCTTTGGCGGGTTGCCTGCCAACAGCTTGTCTTCCGAATCGCCGGCCTTGAATGGGCAGTCCGGGAAGTCGTCGTACTTGGCCTGGATGCGACCGTACATGGTGCAGATCTTGTTCCGGATGGTCGCTTTCTCTGCCTCCGGAATGTTCGCAGCGTTGACTCCTCGTCCGCCAGCTGCGGCAGTCACGCCGCTCGGGATCATCGTCAAGGTGCCATCGATCATGTCCGCGAACGGCAGCTTGTATGCTGCAGCCGTCTCCGCATCTCCATCTGGGTCGAGGTACAAGTGCCCTCTGCGAGCTGTAGCAGCTCCAGACTCCAGCATCCGCCGAGTGGCAGCGTCACCGCTCCATGTTCGGCCTCGATCGCCAACCGGTAGCGTTGTTGACCCGATCACGGTGTTCTTCGGTCGAGGGAGCACAATCTGCTCTGGTCCCTGCTCACCAATGACCGTCATCCGCAGCCGCTCGATCGCCGGATCCGGAGCCTCCTCGCGACCGTGGTAGTTATACATCGCGAGGTCGTACTGCTTCATCAAGTCCTCGACGTCGCCGTCCTCCGTCTTGCGCTCGAGAACGCGATCCGCGAGACCTGCCTCGACGGTCTCCTCAGCGGTGAACCATGTCTCCGAGCGCATCAACGCTCGCCACGCGTCCTGCGCACCACCCGCGCGGTTCGCGTAGATCGCTGCGATGTTGTCCGACTGGCGACTCAGCAACTGCGCCATCTCAAGCATGTCGGCTTCGTTGCCGATCGCGAATCCGATCCCATCGTGGATCATCATCTGCGAGAACTGCACCATGATGCGCTCGTCACCCGCCTGCGCGATGAACGATCCCGCGCTCGCGGCAATGCTATCGACGTACACCTTCACGTGCGCGTCATGCAGTACGAGGGCGTTGTGGATGGCGATCCCGTCGAAGATGTCACCACCCGGCGTGTTCATGTGTACGTCGATCTGCGGCGTCGAGATGTCCTTGAGGGTGTTCACGAACCGCTGGGCACTAACGCCCCAGTACCCGATCTCGTCGAAGATGAACACCTCCGTAACGTTCTGGTCATCAGTCTTGTTCTGGACCTTGAACCAGTCCGTCTGCCCACGCGGCCCCATCTTCGGCCGCTTGCGGTTAAGCCCCGATCGCATGCCTATCCCTTCCTCGGTTAAGCGGCGGCTGTGATGGAGTTGCGCTCGGTATAACACCAGAGTGTTCCATCGGAGGCAAGTCCAGTGCATCCGCAACACTCTCGGGTTCAAACCCGACCTCGATAGCGCGTTGCAGTGCAAGGTACTTGGAGTCACGCTCTCGGTCCACGTCCTCGTGGTTCGCCGGAACGACGTTATCGTGATCGAACTCAAGCCGCTTTGGCTCATCCGGACCGAAGAGTTGCAGGTACTTGCTGTTCAGCATGCCCCTCCACTTCCGGGCACGCGTTTGAGTGATCCACCGAGCGAACACAACCTCCCCGGCATCCGCATTCGCTCGGTTGACATCCTCAACCACGCCGAGGATGGACTTCGGCATACCAAACGCCTCGAGGATCACGTCCCGGCTAACTCGCCGGAGTTCCGCGAACTGCATGTCCCGCATGGAGAACTTGCGGTCAACCCACTTGCCCTGTTCGAGGATCGCCACCCTGTGCGCATTCGCAACACCTTGGTGCTGCTCCCGCCACCGATCCCGAAGCTTGTCAAACTCCGGATCCGACAAGGACTTGTCGACCTCGATGATGCCTCCGGGCTCAGCACCATTGACGAAGAAGTTGCGGTTCCACTCTGCGGAGTACACCGCACTGTCGATGTCCTGGAGGATGGCCTGCACCGGGCCAAGGCCGCGATACGCATCCAGCGGGTTCGGGTACTTGATCTGGATGACGTCGTCCACCTCGAGTGGAACCAGTTCACCATCCGGACCGTGATAGATGTACCCGCGCAAGAACACGCCATTGTCGCCCGGAACGGGTTCCATCCTGTCAGGTCGCACAGGCCACAGCTCGAGCGGAATGTCACGAGCTAGCTGGTTCCGAGCGACGACGATCCAACCCTCACCACATAGATCGAGGTGCTGCTGGACCGTCTCGACGAACTCCTCCTGCGTGTACCAGTCGTTCGGGTGTGTCCACAAGTCCCACGCGAGGTGACGCGTAACCGGGACCCTGTCAGCATCTATGTCTCGACGAGCCTGCTTGCGGTACAGGTGCCAGTTGACTGACGATACCGCGGTGGAGGTGCGGTTGACGATCGCGAACAGCGTACCGACTGACCCCATTGCTCGAAGCTGTCGCGTACGGTTCGCGTTGTCGGCAGTCATCATGCCAAAGCCCAGAGACTGCGCCCTACTCACGTAGGGAACAGGAACTCGATTGGCGAGTTCGATGACTCCACCGACGAGACTACGCACCGATCCTCCATGAGAAGATGAGGCACGCGATACCGAGACCGAGCAAGCCCAGCGCGGGGGATACGACCGCACCCGCTCCGGCCATGAACAGTAGCCCCGCGCCGTCAAGGGTAACGCGGATCTTCGCGTTCGCCTTCTCCGATCCGATCACCCGGCGGTCATCCCGCCACTGGTGGTACGCGTCCGCAACCCGAGAGAACAAGCTCCTACGTACGCGCGCAGGATAACGACGAATGTCATCACTCGTGTCGTTACCCATATCCTTCGCCTTCCACGTTGGCACCGTTGTCATCACATCCACCTAATCCGAGGACTCCCGACCAGGTCACGCTCGGCAACGACGTACCGCATCGTGTCCATGCCGTGGTCGTCCTCTTTCAGAGGGACCTCCTTGAGCTTCTTGCCACCGCCGGTGTCCCAGATGTAGTTCACGATCTCGTCTGAGGTGCACACCGGCTTGTGAACGTCCTGAAGCGTTACGTCGACTTCAACGAGGGTGTCTCGGTGGATGTACAGCCGGTTCTGCTTCAGACGCTCCTGTACTGCTTGGATACCCTCCGACACTACCTTGAACGCAGGCGACGTTGAGATACCCAGTGCGCGCTCGAAGACCTCCCGTCCCTCCGCATCGTGATCGCACAGAACGAGTGTGGGCCTCGGTTCCGTCCACTGACCTTGCCAGGGTTGCCCCTTCAGCCTGACGGGAGCGTGCATGACCTGACGGGCAACAGTCTCGCAGTGGTCATCGACTGTCCGGTGCGTCATGTAGATCTCTCGGTACAGGTGTAGGTTGCTGTCGGGGTCCTCAGCCCACCACTGCAGGCAGAACGGATTGACGAACCCGAAGTCAACACCCCAGAAGCGCATCCACGAGCTCGGAATCTCGAACGGCTCGATGTGGTGGATGTTCGGACTCCACTCCGTGTAGATCGCACCCTCAGCTGCAACCCACTTGCCGTGACGTAGACGTTCCTTCCGAGCCCCCGTCAGCTTATCGAGCTTCGCGATGTACTCCGCACCACGCTCAGTGAGGTTGCCTTCGTCGTCGAACAGCTGCGGGTTGTCCTCGTGCTGGGACTCGAGCAGGATCGTCTTGCCGACCCGCGCGCGAACCTTCAACCAGTGGAAGGGCGTGCTGGGGTTGCAGTCAGCGATTAGCTGCTGGAAGGGAATGACCCAGTTTCGAAGTCGGGTGGTAATCGCTTCCCAGTCTTCCTCATCGAGCTCGGTAGCCTCTTGAACGTACACGAGGTCGTACTCGGAGGACATGATCCTGGACGCTTTGTCGAGTCCACCAATGACGATCGTGGACCCGTTCGTGTACCGGTACTGCGGTGGCTCCTCAGACGAGCCACCGTAGTACTCGACATCCCCGTTCGCGAGAGCTTCAACAGCAACGTATCTCCGCCACGTCTCGAGAGCGGTGGAAGCTAGCGACACCAGCGTCTTGCGGACAATCAAGCCGCGCATGCCTGGATAGCGCATCGCAGCGAAATGCAGCTTCTCCAGGCACGCGCGGCTCTTCCCGGTGCCAGCGGGTCCACTGATCAGAACCTCCGGCTCGTGGCGGTACAGAACCTCCTTGCAAGCGCCTCGCGGCTTGTACTCGTGAACTCGCGGGTTACTCTTCAACGAGCTCTGCTTCGAAGACTTCATCTGCGTCGCTGTCGCTGCTGTCACGCTGGTTCACCCCCTCATGCGAGTGACCGGCTGTAACTGACGGAGGGAACGCCGCTTCGATGTCTATGCCCTCGAGCCGATACGTCACCTGTGCACTCTCGACGTGAACCGCGATCCGACCTGGCAGCTGACCAAGCTCCTCCGCGGCCTGCCTGAGCGCGGTATGCTTCACACGCATCAGGCGCGCCTTCTCTTCCGAGTCAGCGCTAGCTCTCAGGTCATCGTTGATGTCGTCGATGTCCTGCTGGTACATGTGGAGACGTGCCTCCTGCTGAGCAATCCAGAGATGCCCGAACTGCGCCTGCATGTGGATGCGCAACTGCTCTATGGCACGCGAGTATCTGCGTTCAACCTCGTCGACGGTCGTGACAGCGCAGCCAACACTCTCAGCAACTTCCCGCTTTGAAGTACCTTGTGCCAAGGCGCGAATAACGTTACGCGTATTGGCCTCAGTGAGCACTAGGCCTCCAAAAAGTTGGCTCTAGGTAAATTCTATGTGAGGCCCCTGGTTTACGCAAAATAGGTGGGGTGGACTGGAAAATCACCCAAGGAAAGCCCTTATATCACCAGGTCGTGATACCTTATAATAGAACCACTCGAAAAACAGTTCCCGGAACACGAGAGGAGGTGGTTACGATGTCCGAGCAAGCAGTGAGAACGTTCGCAGCTAAGCACAAGAGGCTGCAAGACCTCGCTGCGGGAGGTGCTACCGGAGCGACGGTCGGTACCCGCAACGGTGCTGAAGCTGAGTACGCGGAAGCGTACCAAGTGCTCGTCCGGTACGGTGAGGCACCACAAATTCGGAAGAAGTATCGAGGAGGCCACTAGTGAGCATCGAGCTCTCAGATGCAAGGCAAAACGTCGGCCGCAGGGTCGTCTACCGACCGGGTGACGGAACAGTCGACCGGGGCGAGATCGTCCGTATAAGCATGCAGTACGTGTTCGTGCTGTACGATGGGGATACGATACCGAAGGCAACGGCCGCTCACCTCCTCGAGTGGGAACCCGCCTCCGACGCCGGAGGTGGTAACCTCTAACTTGAGCGCAAGTACAGAGGTCCTACCACACGAGAAGGGAACACAAGGACCGATGAACCTGTTCAAGACGGGGTTAAGGTGTGCCGCTGTCACGGCGTTCACCGTTGCAGGTACCCTCACGCTAACCACAGTCGCTGACGCAGCCGAGACATACGAGGTGCGCAGCGGCGACACGCTGTCCGAGATCGCACAGGACTTCGATACGTCCTGGCGCAAGCTGTTCGAGTGGAACCGCGACAAGATCTCCAGTCCTGACCTCATTTACCCGGGTCAGGTCTTCGTGGTGTCCTCGGACGGCAAGGGAAGCAGCAAACCGACGAAGGCGAAGCCTCAGTCGTCGGAAACCGTCCGACCTGCAACTGGAAGCATTACCTCACCGTACGGCATGCGGACTCACCCGATCACGGGTGTGTACAAGCTGCACGACGGAACCGATTTCTCCTACGGTGACGGAAACGCCTACGCAGCACGCGCAGGCGAGGTATCCGTGAAGTATCCCGGCTGGGCTGGTAACCTTGTCGTGATCAACCACGGCGGTGGCGTTATCACCCAATACGCACACCTCTCGTCAGTTTCGGTCAGTTCTGGCGAGCACGTCAACGCTGGCGAAGTCATTGGCCGGATCGGCTCACTCGGGATGGCTACGGGTCCGCATCTGCACTTCATGGTGCTGATCGATGGCGAGCTCACCAACCCGATGAGCTGGCTCGACTAGTGGACGCACTACTCGACCGTTGGGCAGTGCTTCTCGTGTTCATCGCTTTCTGCGTCGTATACGGCGTCGGCAAGCGAAGCATGAGGAGCACTGCTCCTCGCAAACCGATGCACCTACTAAGGAGAGGACATGCAGGAAAAGGTTCGTCGTGGCATCCGCACAGCTACGGACTACGTCGTCGACAGAGTTGAGCGCATGCTCGAGAAGGAGTTCGAGAAAGTCGAGCTCCTCTCCGAGGACGGTAAGGAAGCGATCTTCGGGTTCGAGAACCAGGGCGAGCCGTTCTCCCTGTCGGTGAACAAGACGCCATGATGCCGCCGCTCAATCGCTGTTCCTCTCGCCGGTGGCGGTGGCCGCATTTGCGGTGCACCGCTCCCGGCTGGCCATATGGTCATGGAACGAACCGACACCGTTGGTGGGGGGTTCTCTGGTGGTGAAGAAGTGCAAACGGTGCGGTCAGGAAGTCACCGCAGTGACATTCCGAGCACGCAGGACCAGTCGGGGACGGAACGCAGCAGCAGTTGACGGGATCGCCTGGCAGGACTCGCTCGGCGGTTTCGGCTGTGCTGACTTCGACGGTGACGAGGAGGTCTGGAGGCCACATGATCCGGGGTAGAGTGCTCTTCGGGTACATGTTGATGGCGTGGGTGATCACCATGCTCGTCAAGGCTTGCCTCGCGATATGGTTCGTAGCGCACATACCCGGTGCAGTTGGGAGACCCCGGTGGGCATAACAGAACCCAATCGCCGCATCTGGGTAGCCTGGAGCAACACAAGTCCGGAAGCTCGCGACCGAGCAATCTTCGAGACGAAGTGTCCGTTCTGTGAGCAGCAGAACTACCCCTGCGTCGGCGTAACGGGCAAGAACAAGGGCCGGATGAGGCGGTCGTTCCACGTCAATCGCGTGAAAGCAGCAGCACGGAGACTCTACGAGAGGAGCAAGTAGGTGGCAGTAATCGAGATGCCTAGCATGCCTGAGTTCTACACTCGGGACGAACTCCGCAAGGTCTGCGAGGTGCTACACCTCGACCCTGAAGAAGTGATAAACATTACCCTCACTCCCGACACAGTGTCCGTCACGTTCCAGCCACACCGCTTCGGGAGCACTGGGCACTTTGCCGTCACCATAACCGCTGTCGTAACCCGACCCAGAGAGGAAGATGTACGTGACCAAGGATCAGCCAACTGAGAAGGAAGGCAACGTCTCCTGGCCACCGCCGGGCATGGGTCCGTTCGGAAGGAGCGACAACCCTAAGGTCTACATCCAGGACCAGCCGTTCCGAGACGGCCTCGACATCTACATGGCGGACAAGCCGATGGGGCCGAGACACGAGCTGTGGGTTGCTGACTTCGGCGGGACCGGCATCGTCCGGATCGAGCCACACGTGGCGGTCGAGGGAGAAGCAGTACCTCTGTTCCTTCCGTACACGATGGCTCGGACGCTGTACGACGCGCTCGCTAGGCAGTTTGGCGGTCACGGGGACGCGCTGATCACTCGGCGAGACCTGGAGCACACGCGTCAGCGGCTTGATCACGTAACGGACCACGTCCTCTACGTGCTCAACAACCTGTCAGCAGCGCCCGTGACGGTAACTAACCTGACCGGCGAGACACAGCAGAGCCGTTCTCGCTACCAAGGTCTCAAAGATGTCAACGATCCTCAGAAGCGCGTTTAAGCGCGCTCAACGCTGGATCTTCTTAGTGGCGCTCGAGCTGGACGAGATCAAGGTTCAGCTCGAGCGTCACGTCAAATGGAAGGACTGGAGAGATTGAACTCAACCATCAGGAGGAAGCCATGATCCGCAAACTCGCCGCAGCAGTCATCGCGGCAACAGTCATCAGTCTCGCCTCGGCTACCGCAGCCCAGGCTGACAAGCCCCAGCCCGACCCGACCAGTCTCACAGCGGTGTCGTTCTACTACCGCTGCGGC